CATTCGTCCAGTTCAATCGTTCAGACATTGTTGACTTATCTAAACCGTATGTCGTAGCGACTTGAAAAGCTAACCAATCTTCACCTTCTTCAGTGATATATGATTCATCAGCGAAGCGAATAAGTGCTTTACCGAAATCAGTATCCTGCGGTGTCAAAAACGCAGGTATTGGATATGCTCTCCCCCTATAGTCGAAAGACCAAGGTATATAAAACCTCTCACGATTCCTAAAACGTTGAACTGTTTCCATAGTCATGCGTGTGCGGCAGGATCTCTTGAACTCTGCTGCTCTCTTATTCATTACTTCTGCAGCGGCTCTACGATACGCTTTCCTAGAGTCCTTGTTGTCTGCTATATCAGCAGGTTTGGGTGGCAGATCATAATGTATAATCGGGAGGAACTTACCAACACTTATACCACGCTGTTGAAGAGTCTCTGCAACCGTGATTGTGAAAGGATTTAATCTGTATCCAACCTTTTGTATCTTATTCAGAAAGGCTATCGGTGTTTCTCCCTGTATACGTGTGTGGTCACCACGTCGTACTAAATCATGACCATGCATGACCTCATTTAAAAGGTATCCACCTGGACTTTCATTGCTCCAATCCTTTGGTATAACTACCATTGGCCAAGCTAAAGGTGCAAACAATTCAGCATTAGCCATTACCTCATCCTTGATATCTATAAATTCAGGAGTAGGTACAATATATACAGCTGTTTTCCTTCCTTGCCTTTCCCTATGTTTACAGAACCAACCACTTGATTGCATTATACAATCTAATAACCAAGCACCTAACTTAGTCCTTATAGTACGGTTCCACGGTGTCCATTGTTTAACATCATACCTATTCATTAATGTTTTAATAACAACTAGTTTCTGGTGTGTACCTATAGCACGGTGCCAGTAGTTTTGTTTTAATACATTTAATAAACCTGGGGCATGAGTCTCATAGTGTCTCATCTGACACTCTTCTTCTACAGCCTGACCAATAGATGAACATACATTAGTAGTTAAGTTACTTCCTTCTTTATATCCAAACACTTTATCAAAAGTAATCTTACATGCTATAGCAGCAGCAGCTAATGGTTCTAGTGTTTTAATATACTTTTGGATATCCTTAAATGCTACACCATTATGACCTTTATGTATCCTTGAGTTAGTTTCTTCTATCTTCTTTACTATTAAAGGTAATAAAGTATCTATAGAAGATATTCCATAAATGGTAGCAGATGCATACTCTTGATCTTCTAATTTAATAGTTTGATCTCTAAGTCGCTTGAGTCCTTGACTAATAGCCTGTCGCTCAAGGTTGACTTGTTCCTCTATTTGTTCGGGTGTTAGCATAATCTCTTAGCTCATCGTTGATTTGTTCGATTAATAGAGATTGTATTTCTTTTCTATCATAAGCAGGGTAATGTTTATCTATAGCTTTCATCGCTTCCTGTTCATAATCGTATATATCTTTAAGCAAGCGGGTCGTCATAGTCTTCCTCCATGTGTTTAGGATATAGATGATGGACTGCTTCAGAAGTAGCGATAACAAACTCACTAACTCCTTCATCCATCAATTGTCTAGCTTTATTTTGTGCCCTACCTGCAGTTCGATAGACATACTCAGTTATTTCACCAGTATCTAAACGTTTTTCACGGATAATAGAATTAATAGATGATGGTATTTCATACCCTCCTATCTTCCAATCCATGAACTCATCAAATGGTATACTATCAAACCATTCAGCAGGAGCACAAGCTACTGCTTCCCAGTTGTTAGGGAAGTATTTCTTTTTACGTTTCTTTTTAGTCATCAATTCGTACTACATCAATAAGATAATCATCCATTAATGCTGCCTCATCATAAGCCTCATAGGCTAAATCGACAACATCTTCTGGATCGTTGTGTAAGTAGGGTGATTCCATTACAAAATCTCTACCACTTTCCAGTTGAACTAGGTACTTAGGCATTGAGTCTCCTTTTCAGTTGTTTAAGTCGTTTCTTTGCTTGCCTCACTGCTTGAGGTTTCTTTTTTCCTTTGTCTTTTCGCTGGACGTCCCCGTTTTTGAACGGGAGTATCTGTTGGCTGTTCATTTAATGTCCTCACTTTAGATAATAATACCTTATAGTCATCTACCCAATTGTGTTCGGGATAGTTATGTAAGAAAGCAAGGATAGCATTCTCAATAAGGGTGTTATCATTCATCAGTCACACCTCCATGATGTTCATCACTAGTAGGACGATCTTCTACTTCCTTGACTTCAATGCCAATAGTATTCATTACGTCCTTAAGTTTTCTAGTAATAAACCATACAATTTCCTTGGGACGTTGTATAGTCGCTACGGTGATTGTGATTTGATACTTTTTTGTTTTCATAGGTTTCTTTATCTGGGTAGTAATAGTAACCATCCACATAATTTAAAATAGTTACTTTCCTCATAGTTTAAGATAATAAACAAAAGGGGTTGTGAATCCCTAAGAAAAGCCCGTAGGCTTTATTTAGAGAATCATCGATAGGCTTGTTCGTGAAGAGAATATGCTATCTCTTCTAGGTATGGATCATCTGGTGCATCAGTCCGAAGATAATCAATAAGATAATCTACTTGATCATCTTCTAGAATTAATACGTGTTGTGATTGCATCATACATAACCTGAATAAACTTTTCTAAATATAAGAAAGGTAATAGAGCTATTTCAAATAGACCTAGCTTAGTCCTTTCCTCGGTAATAACAACTGGCAACTGTTCAGTTGATGTTGGTGCTACCTTTTTAGCAACTGCTGCTACAACCTCATGTGATATAGCAGTGTTATCTTTTTTAGTAGTCATTGGTTTAGGCTTTCTGCGTTTTGCAGCTCTTGGTTTCTTTGCTACTGTTGCCGTCATGATCTCACCTTCTTAACGTAGGTTGAACCACGATAGCACATTTTTACTTCAGCGTCCTTAAGTTGGTTCTCAATTAGCTGTGTTTTTAACTTAAAATCAGTCATCATTTAATAATAATAAATAACGGCGGTGAGCGATTGTGAATCACTCATGTTACCTAACTAATTAGCGACTGGTAGTCCTGTCTTTTACTGCAGCACGCAGCGTATTAATTAGT